TTTACCGATAAGGTTGATAATACACACAAACTTGACGCAGGAGTTATGTCTATTGCTGTTAAGGTATTTCAATTGCAGCTCAAAAAGGACTAAATAATGGGAGAACCGGCATTTAACCTTGAAAGGCAGTTTGAAGAGTCGTACAAGGTTATAGATTCATTCCTATATTTTGTCCTCAATTATGTACAAATTGAAGATAAGGAGACATCCCGAGCAATTCCCTTCGCCCTATGGCAATCTCAGCTTGACATCATGCCGCAAATTATATCCCCGGACTGGTTAATCATCATTAAGGCCCGTCAACTTGGCTTAACATGGATAATGGCAGCCTATTGTCTATGGTTGTCAATTACCAGGCCACTACAGCAGATATTGGTTGTGTCATATAACCAAGACGTAGCTCAAGAGTTTGTGGCTCGGATTAGGTTTATGCTGGCTCGTTTACCGGATTGGATGTTGCCATCGCTCAAAAGAGATACAACAGAGATCCTCGAATTCGGTCATCTTGACCCAGCCGGCAAGCCTATTAATTCCCTTATTCAGTCCCTTCCAACCACTCCAAAAGGCGGGCAGAGTAAGACTCCAACCTTACTGGTTTGTGATGAATCAGCATTGAACCAATACTTCAAGGAGATTTACGGAGCAACAGAGCCCGGAATTGATGCCGCCGGGGGACGTGTTGTTGTGATCAGTAATGCTATGAAACAGGCCCCAGGTTGGAGTTTTACTCGTGAACTATACGTCAATAGTATGCAGGGCCTTAATACATTTCAGCGAATTTTTATTCCTTGGTGGGGCAGACCTGGTAGGCCAACCGAAAAAGTATGGGATGAGTACGAGAAAAAAGAGATACCGAAATTCATATACATCCAGAAGTACGAAAAGAATAAAGATGATGAGACCATTATCGAACACTATCCTGCGACAGAAGAGGAGGCTATATCGGTTGTAGGTGGTAGTTATTTCGGTCGAGTGTTAGGCAAGCATTCGGATAACCAAATAAACGGTAATGTGTGTGATATCAAGCGTAATAAGGATAAAGATATTGAGATCGTTAAGAACCGGCGTGGTATTCTTGAGATATGGCGTTATCCTTACAGACAGCTTATGGGATGGGATGAGTTACAGTGGTCGAATAGGTATTGCATAGGTTCAGATGTATCCGAGGGATTAGGTCAGTCATACAGTGTCGCATATGTCATTGACCGTGTATTAGATGAGATTGTAGCGAGGTTACGCTCAAATCGTGTTGATGCTTATGAGTGGGCAAATTTATTGTATTTGCTATCATGTTATTACGACAATGCTTTGATATGCACGGAGCGTACAGGAGCCGGTCAGACAACAGTTAAGCGCTTGGCGGAGTTAGAGGCTAATCAATATATACAGCTTACACCTGACAGTGTTGGCGGGCAGATGACAAAAAAATATGGTTGGCATGAGTCACAACAAAGCAAACATGAGTTGTGTGGTGATCTGAAGACCTGGTTGCGAACAATGAAAGGTAAGTTGTATTGTCCGATATTGCTTGATGAATGTTCAACATGGATTCGGCATGATGGTGGTAAACTGGGGCCGGAGCAAGGCAAGCTTGGCGATTGTGTTATGGGTGCAGGTTGTACGGTTGAGGCTGATATATTCTTAGGCGAAAAGCCGGTCAAGGAAATTAAAGACACGGATTATGAATGGCAAAAACAACTGAAGCGATCGGGGGAATCGAATTGGGCACTGTAAAAATCAAAGAAGATTTGAAGGCAATCCTGCAGGACTTAGCGCATTATGTTAACAATATTAACATAGCGCCTCTGATGATTTTAAACAAGGGTGTGTACCGACAACGGAACAAGGATGATGTCCAAAAGACTTCATGGCAGGGCTGGGAGTTCGGTTATCAGATAGTAGAGCATAAGGGTTTTTTAATCAGGAAGGCATTTCTTAAGAGTCCGTGTCCTTGGGCTGAAGTCTTCAATAACGAAAAGGATAGTATAACCATGACGGTCATGGAGGCTATGTTTGATAAGCAGCAGGCATTACCGACATTGATTCTTATAGCGCCTGATTGTATGTTGATAGGCCAGCGATTCCAGGTCACATTTCTTAAGGAACGTAATCCAAACTTAATATCAATTTCTAATATGCCAGCAGTGGGGAGTGCATGAGTGCAGTAATAAAACCTGATATAAAGATCATGGCCGCTGATAAGTCAGTCAAGTCAAATGTACTTGATACCTATAAGCGTTTAAGGGTGTTTGTAGATGCAGAGGAGCGGACTAAATGGCTTGAGAAGCGCAAGACAAATCGCAAGCTCATAGATGACAACGAGATTTGGTCGGACAATGAAGAGAAAGAAATGACCGATGCCGGCATGGTTCCGCTTGTAATCAATGATGTTGTCAAAGGTGTCCAGGGTGCAGCCGCGGTTGCGACAAATCAAAAACCTAAAGCCCTTGCAAAGCCTATAGGTGGTAGTGATTTATATGTAGCTGAGTTGATTCAAAGGGGATTCGATTTTGTTTGGCGTAAAAACAATGGTAATGCGGTAATTTATAAGTTTGTTGTTGAAGCTAAGACCAGTGGATTGGCAGCGATATCTTGCGCCCATGACCCATACAAGGGGATCTTTGGTAGGATTTATTTCAAGAATGTCAAACCGACAAGGCTGTATTTTTCTTCAGATTCAGAGGAAGACAATCTAAGTGATACAGACGTTATCCTGGCTCAACTTCGTACCAAAAAATATATCCTCGAAAACTATGAAGACATAAAAGAGGAGGATTTATATTTTCAAAGCGGAATCGATGGAGAGCCGGAAAGATCATCAGCGGTTACGGGCGCAGATAATTACGCAGTGGGTGATGATGATGAGAAACAGCTTTTGCAGGCCGAGTTAAAGCAGATATGGGAAGTTGAGCACTGGGAACTTAAGGCTGTTATGGAACCGTGGGTTATTGTAGTTGATGGAAAGGATTATAAGCCTGTCAGGTTAGAACTTGAGAAGAAAGAAAAACCAGAGGAAGCCGTGGTAAGGATGCAGCAACAGGGCGCACAATTATTGCAGTTGAAGGATGGCTTTATTTGGATGCGTCGGTTACAAAAAAGAATTCAAAAAATTATAGTCGGCAAGAAAATGGTATCAGAAATCGAGCAACCATATGGTATGGATGCAGACGGTGATCCAGTATTAGGTATTATTGTTCTAAAACATTGGGATACCGACAATGCATATCCTACATGTCCGACATCGTTTGCGTTACCATTGTGCAAGGAACGGTCTAAGCGTAGGGCACAAATTATCCTTGCGGCCAGTTATGCGCTTGGTTCCCCGATTGTAAGGACTAAAGGCACGAAATGGATTGGCAAAAAGGGTAAGCCAGGCAGTGAGATTGAGATTGATAAGAATACACCGGCCCATGCAATGCCATATAGATTATCACCTGAAAATTTTAATCTTGGCGCGCTTATTCAGCTTGAGACGATGGCATATGAGGGGATTGACGATGTATTCGATATGCAGGATGTTGTCAAGGGTAAGATGCCTAAAGGTCAAGAGGCAGCATCCGGTCGAGCTGTACTTGCGTTGCAGGATAAAGCCGGTGTAATGTCCACCCCTTTCCAAGGTAAGCTTGATGAGTCAGTTGGCAGGATTGCTAAAACTATTATTGTATTAATGTTGCGACATTGGCCGCAATACATGTGGAGACAATTGATTGATGAGTCTGATTTCAATAGATGGACGCCGGATGGTCAAGCTGAAGAGCCTGACGAAATGATTCAACAAAAATGGGAGGCTGCATTAGAGAAAGTCAGACCAAACGATATGGCTCAGCAGGGTTTGGGATTGCTGGATGTGGATGTAAGTATTGAGGCAGGATCTTCCCTTCCGGTTAATAGGCAAGTTAAAGAAATGATAGCAGTCGAGAAGTACGAAAAAGGACTGTATGACAGGGAAACAGCTCTTGAATATTGCAATGATCCGTTAAAGGATAAGGCGGTTAAGCGCATGAAGGAACGGGAAGCGGCTGAACAAGAGGCGGCAATGATGGGAATTAAAAAATAAAAGTGAGGATCTTATGACTAAAGCAGAATTATTAAGTGAGTTGGAAAGTAAATTTTATAAGTTAGGCAACGTAGCTCCAGTTAAGCTGTCTCCTACTGATACTGCAATTAGAGAAGCCGAAGGCGTTAAATGGTATTCGGCTGGACTATATGAAAAATCTTTAGACGGTAGAATGATTCGAAAAAATGTTTCATTCTACGTTGAGAATGAGGGGGAAGTGGGTGAAGCTGCTTTTTACGTTGAAAGGCTACCAATTGATTCTATGTCTGTAAAACCTGAGGCTGTGTTTAAGGATTTGGTTATAGCTAAAATCGAAAATAAAATATCTGATGGAACTATCCTAAAAGGGATAATAGAGTCCATTGACGAAAATACCAAATTGTCAGTCGTTAAGGCGTACCAGATGGTAATAGATGAAGTTATAGTTAAAAAGTATTTTGTGTATGCAGATACTACAGACAAATTACAGTTTAAGGCAATGAAGGATACTGTCTAATATGTGGTTTAGTGGCTCAATGAAAAGAATACTTTTAACTATATTTTTTCTATTTATTGTAGGTGGTCAGTTTGCGTATGGCGCTTTCCCTGTCGATTGGGGTAGAAAATGTGAATTAGTGATTCAGAACTCACAGGTCGTTACTGATTGTACGGACTATCCTGTTTTAATTACTTTAGCCACTCTTCCTTCAGAGATATTTGATGCTGATGGTTCTTATCCCGCCCTTAATGGCGGAGGTGATATCCGGTTTTCGTCCAACGCTGATGGTAGCACTCAACTCCCTTGCGAAATTGAACAGTTTGTTACAGATAACGATCCCGCAAATGGCAAGGCTGAGATCTGGGTAAAAAGAACACTTTCCTCTGCATCAAATACTTCTATTTGGATTTGGTATAATAAATCCGGTGAGTCTCAACCTGCTGAAGATAGTGCCTACGGGAAAGAGGCTGTTTGGGATTCCAACTTTAAGATGGTTCAGCATATGAACCAAGATCCATCTGGTTCAGCACCGCAAATGATCGATTCCACATCGAATGACAATGACGGAACTTCTGGCGGAACAATGCTTACCGAAGATCAAGTAGCAGGGCAGATTGACGGGAGTTTGGATTTTGACGGGAGTAATGATTATGTTTATATGGGACAACAATCTTCTTTGCAC